ATATTAGAAACGTTGAACGTCCTAATAATTGAGCTAACAACGGACGTGGAATTGATTACTATTTCACTCATTGCCCTGCTATTAATTGTGAATCATTTGTTGCACTTAGTAAGGCTTGCGCCACCAGCTCCCGAACCTTCGCCGATCCCTCGGTTATGTTGGTAGTTTTTATCTGAAAATCTTTGATAAGGTTGCCGATACTAACGTTAATAGTTACGGCTTTTTGCCCCACTGCACCCTTTGTTTCATCCTTCACGGCAGTCGCAGCTATTGCACCCTTCTTACTAGCTGTGTTAGTGGCTGAAACGTTTACTGGAGCAGCTACTGTTTTTTTTGCTTGATCGGCGGCAAAATCCTTCATTCCACTATCGTACCCTTCTTTGAAACCCTGGGCAAGTCTTTTACCTGCGTCAATATATGCGTTAGCTGTTTGCTTAAATCCATCCACTACCATAGCAGAATCAAACGTAAACACTCCCTTTATAACCTTCCACACTCCTTGAAATGCGTCGGTTACAAGGGCTGCCCATGCCTTAATCGTTCCCCACACTCCCCACAATACAGCCCGAAAGACGCCGAACTTCTGATAGGCATATACTACGACGCCGGAAAGCACCATTAGGGCAACCGTAATCGGGTTGGCGGCAATAAATGTCATGGCAGCTCCAATGCCAGTAAGTACAAGGGTGAGTGCACCACCAGCGGCAGACAATAACCATGTAACAGCTGTAATGGTAACTATCGGAGCAACGGCAGCGGCCAGCACTGTTGCCCAAAACTTAATTTCATCCTTGTTTCGTACTATCCAATCCCACCCCGAACGCATGGCTCCGACAAAACTAGAAAGCCCACTGATAACAAAATCAATGGCTGGTTTTAAATCATTGAACATTTGTACCGATAATTGAAAAACACTATCCCCCAGGTTGGAAATCTGCACGCTGGTATTGTTTGCCATCTTTTCCAGTCCTCCTGCATAGATACCTCCAGCATCGTGTGCCCTTGCCAGTGCCATTGTCAGCTGATCATAGGTTACCTCCATATCCTTGACCTTTTCAATAGGCTGGTTGGTAGCTTCTGCAAGTACCTTGTAGATATTCACCCCGGCGTATGCAAACTGCTTAATATCGAGTGCCGTTGCCTTACCTGTGTTTTTTATTTGCTGGAGGTTAACAACCATTCGCTGCAACTCATTATCCCCTCCTCCGGTTGCTGCAATAGCATTGGCAAGGTTTAACACGTCAGCACGTGCATCTTTGGCACTTACTCCAGCACTGATAAGGGCTTTATTGGCTGCCAATAACCCCTCGAAGGCAAACGGGGTTTTCGTGGCATCGTCCATGGTGTTATTGATAACTTGCTGGGCTTCGGCTTTATCCCTCAAAAGGGTTTCCAGTCCGGTTAAGGCATTTTCAACCTGCGAACCGGCCTGTATCATTTTACTTCCAAAAGCAACAACGGCAGCAGTACCAAAAGTAATTCCAATAGCAGTGCCAAGCGAAGTTGCCGCACTTTGCGCCTTGCCTAATGTTCCCTCGAACTTATTTACTGCATCATTTGCTTGAGCTAATTTGCCAGTAAAAAGGTCTTTAAGGGATAGTACATATTGAACTTGTTGGTCTGCCATGTTATTGCCATTTTACTTGATTTGCCAGCTGCAAATAATACTTAACCCTGCCCCAGCACTTCCAATATTCCTCCTCCGTTAATGTGTCCGGATCAATATGCAAACAGCAGTGTATGAGTGCCGATATTCGGGTTTCATCACTGCTGTCCTCATTGACCGTATAACGGTCTATCATTTTTTTTTATCCACCTGGTTGCCGGCAAACTGTATCATTTCAGATACGGCATAAACGGCTCCCATGTAGTATAAGTCGTCCTCATTTCTTTCAGAGGTTATTCGTGGATCGCTGTGTTCTTTGAGAATAACTGCGTCCAGGGCTTGGCTGCATGCGCTGTAAAAGCCCGTGGAATACTTATCCATTACGGCTAATTTTACAGCCCTGCTGGGCTCTTTAATGTACCCGATAATTGGCTCCTCTCCATGCTCTTTTACTAAAAAGATTAATGGGTGAACCTTTACCTTTAATTCCTCCGAAAGTTCCTGCGCCTTTTTATTGGCGACTTGCTGTGCTGTTTTTAATTTGTCGCTCATGGTGTGTGTTTATTTTATTGTACGTGCGTAACGCCTGCAATAATCAAAGGAATCTTAATGAGAATCTTTGAATCGCCTTGCTTGGCGTTGAATGGATCCTCCATAAACTCACATGCTTCGAGGTTATCCTGTCTGAAAGTCAGAGAGGTGTCACCGAAAAGCACCTGAATTTGAAAGGGCTTAATTAACAGCGGATCCTTTGAAGGAGCTGCTGCAATAATTCTGCGCCACTCGTCCAAAAACAAGGTAATGTCTGCCTCATATTCTACATTCCCGTAACCACGGCTTACTGGCTCGCTGCCAGCTCCGTATTGGTTTTCTTTTGCTTGCTTACGATTGTAGTTAATCTCGGTAATTCCTACAACGGGAACGCCGAAAAGATTAAACTTTACATTCGACCAGCTATAATTGATTCCATTGATTAATGGGGTTGCCATGCTATTTAATTTTAGATAGTTACGTTATATCCGATATTGATTTGAATGTTTCTGCCAGTGGCAATCTGCACCAGGGTAACATTGATAACCAAAATTCCGGTTGAAAGCACGTTTTGAGTAGTGTTAACACTTACTGCAAAACCACTCAATTCGCCGTCACGAACCATTTGATTCAACGGAGCTTCTGCCAGTCCTCTGAAATATGCGGCAGCTTCGTTTGTCAACGTTCCGTCGCTGTTTAGAGTAATCGGGCTATTCAATGAAGGAAGCACGCCAGCGTAAATGCCACGTGTAGCCTTTTGCATTGTCCGGTTGTCGGTTATATACGCATAGCTGCTTGAAGCTGCAATAGAGGTGCTATTCTCATTGAAATAAGAACCAGCAATACCAACAAACTTGCGAAGGAATATGTAACGCTTGTTTTGCAAAGACGTTAACAGGTTATCGGTAACGCTCGAATTGGAAAACAATACTCCGTTTGCGAAGGCAATAACGTCACACTCCGTTCCGTTGCTGATATTAAACTGCGCTACCCATGCGATTGAATTGCTAACCTTTGAATCGGCTACTGCTCCGAGGGCTGCACCTAAAGTGGTTACTGATTTTCCAGTAGTGAGGTACAAAAATGCTCCGTAAGCACCGCCATCCTGTGAAATTACCGCGCTGCAATAGTTTGCAGTAAGGGTTGACAAGTCGGCAATGGTTGAAATATCGGCTGTACCGGAAAGGTCTGCACCGTATAAAGCAATGATTTCTCTATGTAATGCCACGTTTGCAGCACATACGTTGTGGATAGCCGTAATGTCGGCACTTGCAAAGGCTGCACTATCCTTAAATACTCCAATCTGACGAATCTTACCATTTGCAAATTGTTGCATGGTACTAATTTCAGTAAAGGTGTAAGGGGATGGCACTGCATAGATACCTACATACAACACTCCCTGCGGCTGTAAGCGGAAAAACTCACTGATATGGTAATACCATACTGCAAATTTACCAGCAACGCCTCCGGTGAATTGGGTTAAAGTACCTGCCAGGGTTGCGCCTGAACTTAATGTAGCCGAAATAGGCGTACCGCTGTTCAGGAAAATTCCCAGCCCTGCTTTTGCACTGATTGTAACAGTTGCAGTGTTTACAGTTGCAACGTATCCGTGAGTGAAAGTACCAGCATTGATAACAGCTGCAATTGCAGTAGCAACGTTGGCGGCAGTGGTTTCACTGGCTGACTTTGTATATACTCCGAGGCTTACAACTTTACCCAGTGGCTCGTTAACCTTTAATTCCAGCGTGTCACCATTAGTTCCGGGTGTAGTTACTAAATAAGTTGCAGTAGCTTTTGTTTCGTCGCTGTAAGTATTGGTAATACCAGCTGCAACGGCATCAGCCAAACTGAAAAACTGCTTTATCCGATTAGACGCGCTAAAGCCGGATGGTAAACTACCAGCTGTATAAAACAACAAGCCGGAAATATAATCTTCACCTGGCAAAGGACGACCGAGGCCGCCTTGTCCGAGGTTGAATGAAATGTTATTTAGTGGCATTTATTTTGGTTTTTAACCGTTCAAAATTTGCTCACGTGAATAGGCCGTGAAACCTGGTCTGTCGCAAAAAAGCCAATCCCCGTTTTCGTTTAACCAAACACAGTCGATGTAAGGGAACTTCTCTAATGTTTCTTTTAAGTCCTCTTTTACGTTCAATGCCTGGTGATTGGGGGCTTCGATTACACTCTCCTCTGATTCGATTACCTCTGCCGGGCTTTCAACTATTTCGTTGGGATCAACAAATTGCTCTTCTACTGGTGCTGTTTTTTTCTTTGCCATGGTGCTATTTTTTATAGGTTATTGAACGACACGGCTCATTTCCACCCATCTAACGCCGTCAAAAATGAATTGGATAACTGCTCTTTTGTTCGTACCGGATAGGGTTGCAGTTCCAGTGGTTAGCCAGTTGGCTCCCGTAAATTTGATAAAGGGTGAGCCACTTGCGGCAGAAACCACAAAACGAATTTGATCGCCTGCGAAGGAACGTGTAACAACTGCATTTCTAACAGTCAAACTATCCAATAGAGTTACCCGGTAGGTACTCAAAAAGAAGTTTGGCGTTACCGTAATGCTGTCAGCTCCGGCAGCATCGGCAAAGGTTTGGTAACCATAAGTAACAACACGTCCGGTGTTGTCGTCGTTTTTCTTAGTTCCAAAACGGGGGCTTGTGGATTGTGCATTTACAGCGAAAGCAAATGCCATCAAAAAAAGTAATGAGAATAGCTTTTTCATTGTGGTATAGTTTTAAGAAAGCCCCACGGTTGCAGGGCTTTCCGATTAATTATTAAGAGTTGAAGTATGCTGCATTAAGTGTGGTGTACAGGAACACTTGATCAGAGAATCCGTACTGAACGTCGAACTTCATCAGTCCTTTCAGGAAGAACAATTCAGAGTTATTCTGCAAACGCATCAGCTGGAGGTTGTTGTCCTCGGTTGAGTTCATACCTACATACAAGTTGGAGCTTGTATCGGTCAAACCTTCGCAGAACAATACAGTGTTGTCAGGGAAACCGGCCAAAGGCACTATTTCGTAACCCTTCCACGGCTTAATACCACGATCCATCGTGTTCAAACCTTTGAAGGTTACTCCAGTGGTGATGGCTGCCTGATAGATTTGCTCCGTAT